GTTGCGCCACTGGACGCCCTCGAACAGGATGTCCGCGCAGCCCGAGCGGATGACCGCCGCGTTCAGCTTCTCGTTGATGAGCGACCGCGCGCCAGCAGCGCCCGCGATGCCGGTCAGGGTGTTGCCGCCCTCCACCGTCCACGAGCCCTTGACAGCCACGTTCCGGGTGTCCTGGAGGAAGAACGCCGAGGAGCGGTTGGAGATCGCCGTGGTCGCCAGCGTCAGACGGGCGCCCATGCCGTGGAGCCTCAGGCCCGACAGGCCCGACAGGTCGATGCCCGCGTCCCCGTCCAGCGTCCACGCGCCGTCGAAGATGACGGTGCCCGTCTGCGTGCGGAGCCAGGCGTTCAGCTCGGACGAGTGCGCGAACGCGGGGACCGCCACGCCGACCGGGGTCGGGGTGGGCACGATGACCGGGCCGGTGAGGCGGGACGTGCCGAGCGCGCCGTCGTTGCCGACCGAGACGGCCCACGTCGAGCCGTCCGGCGCGGTGAGCACGCTGGGTCCGGGGTCGCCCTTCGCCCCCTGCGGACCGGTGGCACCGACGGGCCCCTGCGGGCCAGTGGCACCCTGCGGACCAGTCGGACCGGTGGCACCGGCCGGGCCCTGCGGACCGGTATCGCCCACGTCACCCTTCGGTCCCTTCGGGCCGGGGATGGGGTCGGGGATGGCGACGGTGATGACGCCGGAGAACGGGACCGTCTGCTCGACCATCAGATCTTGAAGATGCCCGAGGCGTTGAAGGTCACGTTGACGTCGCCGCCGTTGGGTGTGAGCGGCAGGCCGGTCGCGGTGTCCCAGTAGGCGATGAGGTCCGACGTCGCCGCCGAGCCGCTGTCCTCGATGAGGCTCATCGACTCCACCGACGAGCCGGACACCGCGGAGAACGCGGGGCTCATGTCCGCCGCGTCGATGACGCCGATGGCGACCACGCCGACCGTGACGCTCGACAGGCTCGATGACGTGGCGACGGTCCCCGACGAGATGTCGTTGAGGAAGTCGTCCGAGGCCAGGTTCGGGGTGTCCGTCCCGTGGTCGGTCAGGACCAGCTTGAGCGTCGCCGAGTCGAAGTCGATCTGCGTCGTCGTCGCCTTGAGGAGGTTCTGGATGAAGTAGTCATAGAACCCGTTCGCCATCAGATCGGCTCTCCGTTCAGTCGCAGGATGGGGACGTCACCCCACGCACCGGGACCTCCGGGGCGGAGGCCGACGACGAGGGTGGGCGGCTTCGCGACCTCGCCGGTGGTCGTGAAGCCCTGGGCCTCGATGACCGGTCGGATGCGCTGGTACACCGTCTCCGAGACGATGGCCGCGCCGCTCGCGTCGAGGTCGAGGTGATGGGTCTTGAAGAGGTGGACGGAGCCGCAGCCACCGAGGTCCGGGGGCGTGCAGGTGTACGGCTGGCGGTAGGGGTTGGTGGCCTCCACCACGGTGCAGCGGACGCTCCGCGCGGTCGGGTGCTGGATGCGGACACCGGCCATCAGCGGGTCTCCTCGCGGGGATGCGAAGGGCCCGCCCTGGTCGCCCGGGGCGGGCCCTCGTGGTTCGCGCTGGGAGCGCGGATCAGGCGGTCGCCTGCTCCGCACCGGCCGGCTTGTCGGCCTCGGCCTTCTCGGCCTTGGTCGGCTTGTCGGCCTCGGTCTTCACGCCGAGCCGCTTGAGCTCGGCCTTGACCTGGTTGGCGCGGTCGGTCTTGCCCGACGCCACGTAGCCCGCCAGCTCGCGCTGGAGGGCCGCGACGTGGTTCGCCTTGGTGGCCGCCTCGGACGCGCGGCCGTCGTCGGAGTCCTGGCTGATCAGGGCCATGGTGGTCTGTCTCCTCAGCTGACAGCGACCCACGGACGGTTCGCGACCGTCGTGGGGGTGGCGATGGTGGCCGGCGCCGTGGTCGTCAGGCTCGACCCGGAGGTCTGCGCCTTGACCTTGTAGCCGGTGAGCAGCGCGCCGTTGGCGGCCGCCCGGCCCGCGACCCTACAGATGAGGGACGGCACGGTGGTCGCCTTCACCATGATCGCGGCGTAGTAGACGCCCAGGGCCGTCACGTTGTACGCGGTCGCCAGGGCGAGGGTCTTGACGGTGTCCGCCGCCCATGCGCCGGTGGTCTGGTCGGCGGACTGGGCGATCAGGGCCCCCGCGGTGTCGTACAGCGCGAACCACCAGTTGGTGGGCGTGCCGGCCGCGGTGTTGCCCGAGAGGAACGACAGGCTGGTCACCTTGTCGCCCGGCTCGAGCACGATGGCGGTGGAGAGCATGACCTGCGTGGTCAGCGCCGCGGAGACGTCCGACGAGCCTTCGCCGGCGTCGAAGTTCTCGCGGTAGAAGGTCGACCCGCCCATGACCTGGAACGGGTAGTCGTAGAGGCTGGGGTGGCCGGTGCGGCCCATGGGCGTGACCCTCCTTCAGGGCTGGTGCGTCAGGGGGCCGCCGGAGCGGCCCCCATCAGCTGGTGGCTCAGAAGGTCGGGGTCACCAGACCCGTGCCGTCGATCGTGCTGATGGCGGACGGGAGGCGGCCGGCGAAGAAGTTCACGTAGGCGAACAGCTGCAGCCGGACGGTCAGGTTGCCCGAGAGGACCTCCGTCAGGATCCGGGTCCGCTTGGGGCCCTCCATCAGGATCATCTCGGCCGGGCGCAGGATCATCACCTGGTCCTGGTTGGTGCCAGCACCGAGGTTGGTGGCGCCCGACGCGGTGGAGACCACCGGCAGGCCCTGCAGGCCACCGACGATGCCCTGGGCCGCGACCTCACCGAAGAGCGCCACGCTGTTCTGCGGGGCGACCGGGGTGACGAGCGGCCGGTTCTGCGAGTCGAGCGCGGCCGTGATCCAGCCCCACCGGCGCGGGGTCATCACGATGATCTGCGCGGGACGCTTGGCGCCGTTGCCGATCTGCTGGATGCCGTCCGCGACCTTCGGGTAGAACTCGGGCACCGTCGGGCTGCCGTCGGTGTAGGTCACCGCGTTGATGCTCGACACCGCGTTGACGCCGAGGAGCTCGCCGGACGTGCCGGCACCGCGCCACAGCTGGCGGTCGAGCTCCTCCTCGTAGGCCCCGTCGAGGTCCGCGAAGATGATCCGGTCGACCGGGTACGGGGAGAGGTCGAGGGACTGCATCGAGACGTCCTGCTGGCCGGCCACCGTCACGGTGGAGCGGGTCAGCTGGGCCGTCACGATGTCGGTCTCGCTCACCGCCGCGTTCTCCGCCGACTGCGAGGCGACACTCGAGCCGGTCGTGACACGCGGGATGGTGATCGAGTTGGTCACCGGGAAGCCGCCCGAGCGCATGAACGGCGCCAGGACGCGACCCACGCGGGGCTTCGCCGCGAGCTCCTCGACCAGCCACACGGGCGGGATGAAGGAACCCATGGACGTGGAGCCGGTCGTGCCGTCGCGGAGCTCGCCGGACTGCAGGTCCTCGGCGGTGGCGTTGTTGCGGGCCTCCTGCCAGGCGCGACGCTCGCGGTCGTAGCCCTCGGCGTTGTTCCGGCGCAGGCGCTCGGCGGCGTCCATGTTGCCGGCCTTGGTGGCCTCGTAGATGTCCCGGAGGAAGGAGTGGCCGCCGTTCGGGCGGTAGGTCGCCTCGTTCCGGGTCACCTGGACCGTCGAGCCGATCGCGCGGTCGTGGCGCTCGCGCTCGGTGGCGGCCGCGGCGGACCGCGACTGCAGGGTCTCGAGCTCGGCGATCTGACCGTCGATGGCCCGGACGTCGGCGTTGCGCGCCGAGACGGCGGTGAACTCCTCGGGGGTCAGGTCGCGCTGCTCGGTGGTCGCCGTGCCCACGAGAGCCTCCGCGGCCGTGATGGCCTCGGAGCGTCGGGCACGCAGGCGCTCGAGCGCGCTGTCGATGGTGGGGCTGGCCGCGGTGCCGTCGCCGCCCTCGATGGGCCAGATGGGCGTGCCGTCCTTGAGGTGGCCGAGCGGCTCGATGAGGCCGAGCGCGGCCAGGATGGCGATCGCCGACGGAAGCACCGAGCCCGCGTACCGCTGGGCAGGGAGGTTGTGCACGGGATGGTCTCCATGGCGAAGAACCCGCCGTGGCGGGCTCAGGGCTGGTTGGACAGACGACCCGGTGAGTTGGTGGCCCGGTTGGTGGCTCCTCGCTCCGAGCCGGGCTCCGCGCTGTGGGGTCTGGCGATCAGCGCGTGATGAGCGCGCGAGCCGCGTCGAGGAGGGGGGTGGCCGACCGGTACGCGGGCTCGGACGCGGCCTTGTCGGCCTCGCTGCCCACGGCGGCGGTCTTGGCGGTGATGTAGGCGGTGAGGGCGTCGACCGCGGTCTTGAGGAGATCCTGCGCGTCGCCCGGGTCCTCGCCCGCGAGGCGATCGAGCAGCCCGCTCAGGCTCCAGGCGGCGCCGGCCGCCTGCCCCGCGAAGGCGCTCCATCGGCTCTCGGCGGGCGCCAGCGACGTGATCGTGGTGGCGAGGACCTCGAGCTCGGCCTCGTCGAGCTGGCGGCCCTCATGGACCGCGTCGAGCAGCGACCCGAGGACGTCGGCATCCACGCCGGCGGCACCGGCCAGCGCCCGGACCTCGACCGTGGTGGCGCCGTAGGCCGGCTGCTTCCCGGTGAGCACGGTGCCGTGGTAGAGGATCACGTCGCTCAGGCGCCGGCGCTTCCCGCCATCGAGGGTCTGCATGCCCTTGGCGGTGGGCAGGAACTCGAAGCTCATGCCCGAGAGCAGCCCGGCGTCCCCGAGCTCGCGGAGGTCGCGGACCTGGGTCGTGTCGGGGAGGTTGGGCGCGTCGACCCACAGGCCCTGCGAGTCCTCCACGAAGTGGGTGCCGCGGGTGTCGTTCGTGGCGCCGATGATCCGCGAGTCGTCATGGTCGATGACGAGCGTCTGGCGACCATGGGGCGGGGCCTGGAGCGACCGCTGGAACGCACCGGGGGCGATCGACTCGACGTACTTGCCGCCGATGGGGTGGCTGTCGCTGTCGAACCTCGCCACGTACCCCACGAGGCTGTGGCCGTTCGCGTCGTTGGAGCGCATCTCCAGCCCGGCGAGCACCGGGATCGCGCGCTGCTTCCTCATCGGGGAGTCCTCCCAGTGGTGGCCGCCGCGGGCGCGGTCGGTGCGTTCGGGGTGTTGAGCAGGCCGCCGGGGCCGAACAGGATGTCGTCGGGGATGGACGACAGGGGCGGCCGCTC